ACGAGCAGGAGTACCGGGCAAATCAATTTCAATCTTTGCGTAATCGTCTTCGTCCTTGCTGGACAAGAAAATTCCGATTGGAGTATTTGCTGTACCACTCTGGTCAGTAATTGTACCACTATTAGCGATATTACCACTAAACGTAATAAAAGCAGGTTCCCCAGCTACAGGTGCAGTTGCACAAGCAAGACTACTTGTAACAACATAACCCTTGCGAAGGATCGTAACTTTTCCACCCTTTTGGACTTCATCTTTATGCTGATTGATGTGTTGACGTGTGAGGTCAAGATCAACCATGTCATTCAACAAAATACCAAGAGGAGCTTTACCAGAAGCAGCTGTGTAAGTAACCAAAGCAGCGCCTTGATCCATAGCAGCACCACTACCACCAGTACTTAAAGAAACTACACCACCTCTAGTAGCTGCTTCATTCATGAAGAAGCTAATATCGGTTTGTAATTCATTTCTATCTGATTTAAGAGCCATTATATATTTCTCCTTGTTAAATTACTTAAGGTTTGCAGTTGATTTCAGAAGAGATCCAAACCATTCACTAGCTGTAGAACGAAGTTCCTCTGCAGGATCTTCTTCATCAATAGCTTCAGCCATTGCTAGGTCAGCTTCTTCTTCTACTTCTTCAAGAACTTCGACACTTGCTTCTGCTTCTTCAATTTCTTCTTCAAGAACTTCTTCAGCTTTAACTTTTTTCTGTGCCTTTTCTTCTTTTTCTTCTTCTTCTTCATCCTTCTTTGCAAAAGGATTCTCTTTCTTCGCGTTTGCAACTTTTTTCATTTTTGCAACAACGAAATCAAAAGTTTCGTCATCAAGACCTTCAAACTTAGCGATAGTTTCGTCAAGTTCTTCGCCCTCAATTCCGGCTTCCGTCAAAGTAGCAACTCTCTTTTCAAGAGCAGCAGCTTTTTCGATTTCTGCAACCTTAGCGATTGCTTCTTCTTTAGCAGCTTCACTAGCAGAAAGACTTTCTTCTAGCTCAGCAATTCTTGCCAAAGCTTCATCAGCTTTAGCTTGGACTTCAGCAATAGCTTCGTCCTTAGCAGTAATTTCGGCCTCAAAAGTTTCAAGCTGACTTTCAATCGCTTCAGACTTCTGTGCTTCCATTTCCTGCTTCATAGTTTCGTTGGTGGCGCGAGCTTCATTAAGTTCAGCCTTAACGTCATCCAACTGTTTCTGCAATACATCGGACATATTGTTCTCCTTTATAGATGAAACAGTAACTAATTCACTTTCAAATTCACTAAAACTTTGGTTGTCATTTAAAATGACACTTCGAGGATTAGCAGGTTTAGAAACCAAGCCCTTGCCAGAGAAAGATATATTTCTTAATAAACGACCTACTGTGTAACCCTCGTACTTTCCAGTTCCCCCGTAAGCTCGAAGATGTTTCGTCAAAAATGCCGAAGCGTCTTCTCTTGCTACAATTTTGGTTTGGCCTTCAGAAGTTCTTAAAGCGTAATCAAAATTTGGGAACATACATTCCATCGAGACAAACCATTTTCCTTCTTCAATTTCCTCGATTATATTGTGCATTCTCTCGCGAAGATCCATATCACTCCAAGACTTATATAATACCCCAGTTGAGATAATATTAAAATCTGTTGGCGATCCGGCTTCTTCCCAAGACAATTTGTTATCTAACTTGTTTCCACTAAAGTCCGTAACATAGTTACCTGTAATATGCCCAATGATATCTTTTTCGTTGTGCATATAATTGAACTGTTTATCTTCAGGGGTGGAACGAGCTTCCCACATTTCTTTAGCATCAAACACATCGTCGTTCTTATTCCAGCCACTGCTGACTAGAACAGAGCTTAAATAGTATAGATCTATTTGATCTTTGTTTTCTGCTTTCGATTCATGAAGCTCAAAGAAAGACCTAGCAACAGCCTTATCAACGGCAATTGATGCTTTGCTAGTACTTAAAGTATCGTCCTGACAAATAATATCGGAACAGTACGCAATTGTGCTGTTCTCTTTGATTACTTGCTCAAGACCATCTTGTATTTCTTGTGCATATATTTTCATTATGAAGATCTCCTTACATCATAATACACAAAAAATATATAATAGTTAATTTTTTGCCGTAAAACTAACTATAACTTGCAAACGTTGAAGCGTAAATATAACGCATTTCATCAACACTTGGCTTTCTGTTTTGCGTATCCACAAAAGATGCAATGGAGTTTTCAATGGCCTGAGTGAAATCTTTCGATGGTTTTGTGCTTAGATCAATAATTGATTTTATAACATCTGCATCTATTTCCATGTAGGGTTTCATGCCCGTAAGAATACATAACTTAAGGTATTCTAGCTGATCAAACTCTGATTTTGTAAGGCTTCTAGCACTTTTCTTATTGTAGTGAGCTAAAGCCATAGGCATAACTAATTCCGCAATTGCTTTCTGGGCTTCATAGGCCCACAAGGTTTTAGCAACACCTTCTCCGCTTTTAGGTAGAACCCGCTTCTGTTTCCTTGGCCCAGAATCTCTGGAATGCATAGGTCTACCGCCATCAGGGTTTTCACTGACTGGGCCATATTCTTCCTCTTGCTGAGGGGATGGATTGTCTTCTACTCTTTTGACTTGTTCTGTCTCCACTTCGGTTTGATTTTCCGCAGGAGGCAAGCCAAGAGTTTCTAGATATTCTTCATTATCGAGTAGATCTTTCGTAATAGCCAACTTTGCAACATCATCTGAATGTTGAGGATTATGGAAAGGGCCAGCCTTTCGTGGAGCGGAGGAGTCTTTAGTTCTTTCTCTCGACTCTCGACGAACTCTAATCTTTTCAATTCCCGGCATCTCTCTAAATCTCTCTAATAGTGTTTCTTGAGATATAATATCCCTGTCTGCCAGCTGCATTAACAGTTGTTTTTGTGCGGCTTCATCAGATAATATAATTGAATCAAAATGCATTTCTGCTGGGAACCTAAAGCCCATCGCCTTTTGTACGATTGCAATTTCTTGAGCCCAGAAGCCTTTTAATACCTCTCTACCATATTCCAATCTTTCAATAAGTGTTTTTAGGCTAACATAGTTATTAGTATATCCTCCACTTGAACCAGCAGCGCCAGTGAGCGTAGGAGGAATTCCAAGACCAGCATAAACACTAGTTAAAACAGGTTGGTATTTTTCTGCGCCCAAAAATTTGTATACCTGAGTACTACTTTCTTTGAAGTCGATTTCTGGACCCCAGACTAAATCCATTGTGCCACCACCGACGTTACTGGCTAAAATATCACGCAGTCTATTGATAGCAGCCTTGGTAGGAATAATCTTATGATCTAAGTCTCCAATAGTCCATAGCCGGACATTTGAAATAGCACCATCTAGAGCTGCTAAGTCAGCGAGCTTCATTTTTTCTAGCATGATAATGTCATCAAGGATAGCGTAGATCATTGGGTTTGCCCAAAGGTTCCAGTCATCCTTTTTGTAGTGGAACACGGAAAGCTTATTTTGGTCTAGCTCAATTTCTCTGTCGCCATTTTTGAACTTCCTCATCATGTCGGTAGGGAGTTGTTTATTAACCCCTTTTCTGCCCTGATAGCTCATCATGGAATTTATAGTATTCTTTGAGACTTTCAAAATATACTCTAAGTCTCCGGTAAACTCTCCACCATTATTCTTTACGTCAACAGCCATAGGATTTAAGAAGTCATATTTCCAAGGTATAACCCTTCGTTCTGCCGGAATATTTTCTATCTTCATGTCGGCAGCAGCCGTACTTCTTTTCATTTCTGCTT